GGGAACAAAAATAGCATACCCTGTTCTGGTATAAAAGTCTTCTGACGACTATTCAAATCATCAAAGCCAGTTACCTTTGGTTCCGTATGAAAGTCTATCCATGTATCGTTAGATGATACAAAGCATATGTTGCCACTATTTCGTGGAACTTTGGGATAGAAAACTCCAGAAAATTGAGTGTTGTTATGTTTATGTTCATGTATATAGTTTCCTTTCTTCTGCAAATTAACCCATGAATTGATTCTCACTAACGTATGAAATGCACAATCAATTTGTAGAGTTTTAATAAACTTATATGCCTCTTTTGTAATCCAATCTCCCAGAGATAATAGTTCTGGTGAAGATAATATGTCTAAACTTGCATCAGTAGTCTGACCATTTGGTTTTTCATATACATTATAATCTTGTTTAAATTCCAATGTATTAATAAAATCTATAATTGGTTTTAGAGGTTCAGTAAAATTGCTTTGATATACTGGCGTAGGAAACAATATATGAATGTCAGACATCTATGATTCCATACTCTCCATGTATTGTTTATCATTCAACCCTGCTGTCTGAACCTGAGTGAGTCCTATGTTTCCTTGATACCAACCAGTAGCAACATATTTGTCACCAGATATAGGAGGATTACCTCTATGTAAATGAGTGAATCCACCTGGCCATATCAGTACATCTCCTTTCTGAGGTTTAAATTTTTTCTTCTGATATAAAAATTCTGTTTCTCCACCTTCTTCTACATCATTCAAATATACCATCCATGCCATAGTCCTAATATTATTATTGTAATTAAGATTCTCAGCATGAAACATATGATAACCTTCTGTCGGTGCTGTCTTCTGCATTAAAACAACTGCACTAACATAATTGAAGTTAGTCAGATATGAAAACTCACTTACATAATAATATAAACATCCATTTACACCATTCATTAAATCTTTTGCTTCTCCTGGCGAGAAAGCATCAAGACAAATCTGTTTGTCTTTGACATGTGTATATCTTCTACCTTGAACTTGTTCTGCTTTATCCATATAGGAGCATAGAAAGTCACAAAAGTTTGGATCTATAGAGTTGGGAAAGTAACCAATGAAATCGTGAATTTCAAATTGTGGTTGTCGCATTTTTTACCAATAATTTAGGGGACATCGAGAAGCAGTAAACTTAACTTTGTTTACTAAGAAACAACCACACTCTCTACAAACATGGCGACTCTCATCAAATCTATTACACTCTCTACATATATCTATTCTCGCATCTTTTACCTCTTCGGGAACTAGTAAGTATCCCTTACTTACAAAACCTTTGATGATATCATAAGCAGTTTTAGAAAAGTTTTTTGCCTTTTCTATATTAGAGGGTTCATCTGTCTCCGACATAACACGGTACACCAGCAGGATCTAACCATTTTGTATACTCAAAGTCATCAATGGCAGTCTTGAACTGCATAAAGTTATCACAAAGATACATGTCACTGTATCTACCGTTAGCATACTTTTGAATACGGTAGTCTGGTTGACCATTCTCTAATAAATCAGGCATCTTAATATACCTGTATGGTTCATTCTGTAGTAGTACTTCAATCATTTGATTCTAGTTGATAGTCTCTCATCGAGTTTGTCAGTAATGCCTAGTCTCTCCATCTTATCTTTCATTCTTTCCTCTCGGAAGTCATCAAGATTATTAATAAGAAGACTGAGTTTTACGTTTGCTTCTTTCAGATGTTCATTATCAATGAACAGTGAACTGTTGAGAAGTTTCATCACAACTAATGATGTAGGAATTGCTACGACAACTCCTGTAAAGAATGATGCAATCATTTTGTAGACTCCAAATCTTGTGCAATTAAATTAATTAGGAGCGAGTATTCTTGTTCTGGATCTTCATCACTGAACTCATACCCTTCACCTTTGTAATACCTCAAAACTTTTTTATAAATCTTTGGATACTTGTAGTCAAGAGCAATCTCTTTTTCTACTGCTTTTTCCAAAGCATCTAGATTTTTTTTGAACTTAGAAATGAAATTAGACATTTTCCGATACGGTTTACGTCTATATTCTATATCAATAATTACTCTTTGTCAAGCACCATCATCATGATTCCACATGTGTTCAATATCTTGTGCCTGGCCAGAATCAATAACTGGTTTTAGAATATTCTTATCTGGAACTAATGCAATCTGGCCATCTGGAGTATCCAATAAGAAACTCTCACCAGATTGGGCTCGTTCTACTACCTCATCAAAGTTTTCCTCCAAATATTTCAAACTTATTATTTTCATGATGGTAAGGATAGATCCTCTGTTAATCTATTCGATTCTTCAATCTTAGCTTTTTGTTGTCTCGCTCTCAAGAACGCCAATGTTTCTTCTGGTTCAGTCAAGATGTATGGATCAATATCTAGATTGTTTCTATTTTCTGCTCCATCTGGAACTTCCTCTTCTAGGAATGTCATCTGACAATTATCTTCAACCAGTAAAACATATCTCCATGTCCTTTTACCTAAACCTTTATTGTACATTTCAACCACGCCTTGCCCTGCAGCAATGCCTCCTTGATTGTTTATTCTTAAAGATAAAGCTCCGTTTCCATCTGGAAGATACTTACAGTTTTTAATCTTCATTTTCTTCCACCAAGCATCCATAACGTATGCATCATTCATACAAAGGAAATAGATGTCATCTATATGAGTTGCATCATTAGGATCACCTATTATCGTTGTGTCCTTAAAGTGTAAGAATAATTTTTCGTAGTCCTTCACCATCTTTTCATCAGTTGGTGTGAAGGCTCCGTTAATTCCTACAACGAGAACTGATCTACCTTTAAACATTTCAGCAGTAGATTTCCTAACGAGTTCTTTAGACCTACTATTTTTTAGAAAAAATAATTCGGCATTAGGTATTTGATTCATTGTTAAAAATTCTATGTGTATTATATATGTAAGACAATTTCAAACTCTTTAAGTATGGAGGCACTGGGATCTTGATCTTTTATGTTACAATATTCCAACCACCTAAGAGTTGTTTTGTCTGGGTCTTTGATACCCTTTCCATATAGTATGGTATGCACTCTATCTTCTAGAGTACAAAATAAATTAGCAATATACTCAGGTCTCTCTCCAATTATAGATTGAACTTCTTCTCGTGTAACAATAGTTTTGTACATCTGAAATTCAGTGCCATATATTGAGTGAAAAAGACCAGCTACTTGTTCTTCAAGTGGTCTATCATAAGATGATAACATCTCTGAAACACCAATAGAATGTGCAAGAAGATTAGAATCTCTGTGGGGTATGTTATCCGCACCTAGAGAGATCAGGTAATTTACATATTCACCGATCAAAGTAGTCTTTTCTATAGTATCTGCCTAATACATTACTATTATAGTATGCTGGTTCTCCATTGTCAAGAGCTTCTGTCAGGACATTGTTAAGAAACAGTTGTCTTGTCTCTTCGTAATTAACTTTACCAAGAGTTTTGTGTAACGATATTATTTCTCTACTAAAGGATTCCTTTCCATAAAGTTTGATAGCATCTTTAAGCTCTGGTGAGCTGCCATAATACTTCTTCCAATCGCTCTCGCTTGTAACTCTACGCTTTCCTCCTTTGGGTTTACGTTTCTGTACGAAATATTTTCTACCGATATACTTCTTGCCTGTTGTCTTATTAGTAATGAGGTAGACGTAACCGAAGAAATCGCCAATGTCGTCAGAAGTAAAAGGTTTACCCTCATATAGCCAGGGGTTTTCGTAAACTCCTCCTTCAACCATTTCATAATTCTCATGTCTTCACACTATGTATAACAGGTTTCTCATTCTCCTACTGTATGAATTACAGGAACCACGTTTCTTAATATATTATATAAATCTCTACACTCTGCTGTGGATACTGGATAGAATTCAGCACTAGGATCAAACCCATCATACCTCGTTGCTTGATTGATTACTATTGATCCATTCTCACCTGACACTGACCTATGAAATGTATTGCGTGGTATAACTAAAGCACCACTATGTCTATTGAGGTGTACTATATGATATTGATTCTTCCATTCTCTATTGACTAACTCAAAGGTTCTTTCTCCCTGTACCACTCTATTACAATCATCTTGAAAACTATGGATGTAGAACTGTTTACCTCCCACACAATCAGGTGGTGGTGAGATGGCAGGGCCTTCATGAACAACTAGGTCTGCTGCGTTTGATTCCTCTACAGATATGTCATAAAAAATAACACTGTCTGTCTCTCTGAACACACGGTGTCTGTTAAAGTTAATGTCACTCATGACCAAATCCTAGTTAGTTGTCGAACATCTGTTACACCATAGAGTGCCTTGACAGTTCTTTCTGCATCCTCTCTCAAATTAGATGGAGAAAAGAACTCTACTTTTGTTAATCTATTTGAGTTGAGTAAGATTTGTGCTGACCATTTAGTCTCTTTCATTTAACTTCTCCACTATCTCATCACAACATCGAAAGATGTTTTTATAGTTTT